TAACACAATGAGTATATTTTTTCCAAAAGTTGTCTCCCAAAAAAATTCTAGGTGGGTGGCCAGAGAAAAATCCTGAAAATTTTTTTAGGGGGGGGGTCGCCGTTTTCTGTGTTTTTTCCAAGACCATAAATTTAAAGGTGTATGTGTTTCTATTACGATATATGGTATGTGTTTTAAAAAAGTGTGTTTGAAAGAAATCGAAAGTTTTCGCAAGTTTTCGAAAGTTTTCGCAAGTTTTTGAAAGTGAATTAAATGGGGTAACTCAATTCATGTTTTTTGAAGTACTGTTTTGATAAATAAATTAGGTGTTTTGTGGAAGTGACTTCGGTCTGGGAAAAAAAGAACGGCAGGGGAAAACCTTGAAAATTTTTTTAGGGGGGGGGGTCGCCGTTTGCTGTGTTTTTTCTAAGACCATAAATTTAAAGATGTATGTGTTTCTATTACGATATATGGTATGTGTTTTTAAAAAGTGTGTTTGAAAGAAATCGAAAGTTTTCGAAAGTTTTCGAAAGTTTTCGAAAGTTTTCGAAAGTTTTTGAAAGTTTTTGAAAGTGAATTAACGTGATAAATCAATTGATGTTTTCTGAAGTAAAGTTTTGGTAAAGAAATCGCAAGTTTTTGAAAGTAATCTACTAATACTTAAAGAGTACCCTCCTATAGTAACTATGCCGCGCGAACCCTATACATGTCCACGTTGCGGGTATGCAACAACCGCAAAGAGCTCTATGAACACCCATTTTACTAAACTGAAAAAGGCGTGTCCAGGTACATTTATGGATATCGAGCTCACCGAGGATGTGCGAGCCAAAGTGTTCCAAAACCGCGTATACAAGGTAGAGCAGGTACCGAATATCACTCAGGTTATTAACCAAAACAACACCATTAACAATTACATCGCAAACATGGATACCTTTACCAAACTAGGTCATCTGATTCGCTATAAGAACATGGAGATCCAGGATTTTCAGGATAAAGCAGAGGAATGCTTTGAGCGCCCCGTGGAGAAACTCAAACAATTGTCGCAGAACTCATCGAAGGCCCCCATTTCCTTAGGCCGAAACCAGATTTTTGATATGCTGTTGGATATGACAAAAAGCACAAAATCCAGCTTAGAAGACTTCAACGTCTTTTACGATAAAGAACAGGAACGCATCTGTTTCTACATGGGGTCATGGGAAAATCAGCAAAAAACCGAAGGCATCAAATATCTAGTGGATACCCTTGTATCCAATTATATGGATGTATACGAAGTATACTTGATTCGAAAACTTGAAAACATCAATGGAAGTTGTACTGATAAAGCCCGACTCACATCGAGCCTAGAAGACTATTACCGTTTTACGAGCGCCTTTGACATTCCGCCTTTTGTCCAAGGAAAATCGGATCATGCTTTATATAGTATGGAAGGGTCGGATTCGGATGAACCAGAATCACATGATATAGAATCTCATCGAATCGTTGACAAATACTGCAGTATTTACGAACAATGCAAAGCGGCATTGACTATAAGCGAAAAAAAAGATCTCCACAAAGCGGTTTTAGATATCGTTAAAAATTCATCTAAAACCAATCTCCGTGAACTGAACCATCGCATCATGGGTATCATCAAAATCGACAAGGATTTCGGGAATATGCTGTTGAAATCACAATAAATTAGGCTGATGCGTAGAATGACTGTCCCTCTCTCGGTCTCTTTCTCTTTCTCTTTCTCTTTCTGTAGCGCTATCACTTGTACTTGCACTTGAATTCGCATTTTCACCCATATGCATGTTATACAACAGCATGTATGGTAAGAACGCTTGCATCGTCTTGTGAGCCATAGCGATTGTTTTCTCAGTATCGTTTTTGATATCGTCTATTTTCCGATTTCGAATATAATACGTATAATATAATTGCTCTAATCGATGAATAGACTGATCCAGTTCTGTTTCCATCTTTTTACATAACAATTGATATCGCTGTGATGGCATCGACGTATCTGTTCTGCTTTGATTCTCGCGATCTTTCAGCAATTGAAAAAGCATTCGGATGTCAGTTAATTTAGATTCAATATCAATATTCATTATTGTCACCCATGTGGATATTCTTTATGTGTTTATTGCTTTTTTGTACTTTTTGAGTTAGATTTTATCGTTGTTTTCTTTTTCTGAGGAGAGGGGCTGGATACGATGAGCTTGCGCCCTTTTTCTGTCATTGCGTAACCTTCTACGACAATTTCTTTGTGATGTATGGCATCGTGACATGTTTCACATACTTGCATCAAGTTATGCTCAACGTTTTTATGAATATGTCCTATATAGCCTTCTGCATCCGCTTTGTGTTGTTCCTGAATATGATGGACTTCTTTTGCGGGCTGATGACAGATAGAACACTCATCAACAAAGACTTTGGATGAATACTTTGACAGTTTCTGAGCTACAACCGTAGGGGATATTTCCAGATAAGACTGACGGATGGTATTGGCTAAGTGCAGAAACGCCGGTGGCATATCTAGTGATTTACATACTTCTAGGCCATATAGCGTATCACCGCTTCCGTCTTGAAGTCGGCGATCATAGATCAATAACTTGGTATTCTCATCATACACAACTTTGAGATGAGCAATCCGTAAATTGGGGATTTGTTGGATAACCGGAAGTTGGGCGATTTCATGGAGATGTGTAGCGAATATGAATGTGGCTTTGCGTTCTGCAAGTGTAGCAATCCCAGCGGCTACAATTGAGATAGCGGATACAGATTCCGTGCCGGACGCTAATTCATCGCCAATACACAGTGATTGATGGGTGCTGTATTGTAGGATAGTACGCAGCTCCGCAATCTCGGCGACAAAGGTCGATTGCTGTTTGAAGAGATTATCGCCACCTGGAATGCGGGTGAATATATGATGATAAGGGCGATATACGAACTCACTCGCCGCCACATAAAATCCCGCTTGTGCTAAAATCAAGTTGACTCCGACCGACTTCATGAGGCTGCTTTTACCAGATGCATTGATCCCGTATAACAAGAGCCCGTCTTTTTCTCCGTCTCCCAACGTAATATCGTTAGCAACATACGGTATGTCTGTCTGGATGACCTCGATCAAAGGATGTCTTAAGCCTTTTGCTCTAAGGCACGATGGTGACGAGATACTTGATTCTGATAAACATATCGGTCGCGTATAGCGGTATTTGACAGCGTTTTTCGCACTCGTGGCAAACACATCGATTTGACCCATAAACCAAACAACCCGTTTCATCAAAGATCCATCACACAGTCTTTCTAGATCCGATACAAATTGTGTCTTTAATCGAGTTCGTAATTCTTGCGAAGTAGTATGAATCTGTTGTTGAGCTGCCTGCATTCCCGTATATGTCAGCTTGAACATGGTTTTATTGGATGCCGATACAGGATGTGCGTCGAACACGGGTTTATCTTTCTCTCCGGAAGCCAGATAAGCCTCATAACGTTTCTTCGTAATCGTGATCTGATAATCGTGTCTTTCTGATGTAGTGTCTAATTTAAAGAATGTATCAGACGAAGAGCCGGCAACACAACCGCAAACCTCGTTTGCTTTGTCTACTTTTTGCTTAAAAATATCGTGATATCCTCGGAGTTTATCGTCGAGCTGATCGATTTCTGGATAGATGCCTCTGACATAAAAGGATTCATCGCTTTGCCCGTTCCATGCTGATAGAATATCTACGTTCCACAGACCTTTCTGCTGATTGAGCCATCCGCTTATGCGGCCATGGTCTTCTGGAGTCCAGTCAAAACATGACAGCAATAGATCATAATCGAGAACCATCTGAGATATAATCGCGGTTTTATCTAGACAGTGCATGATAGTCGCCATTTCAGAAGGCTGGAGCATGCGCAGCTGCATTCGACGAAACAGTCTCTCCAAGTCGCGTATAGATTGCAATTGAATTCGGTATTGATCATAGGTATGATTGGAGATAAAGGCTGCAGTAGTTTCATAACGCTTCTCTATTTCGCCCCGGTCTATAGATGGGGTTAATAGGATATCGCGAAATGCACGTCGGCCTATAGCGGTTGCACAAGTATTTAATAATTGCATCATACTGGATTCTGCTCCATGTTTAGGGATGATGTTGAGATGTTCGGCGGATGAATTGGTCAAATACATATTCTCTTCTCGGCTTAAAAGAATGGGTTTGTTGAGATCTTGTACGATAACTTCATTGTGTTCATAAGCAAAGTTGATCAAATACACATAACAAGTTAGGGCATAAATGCGTGTTTCCATATCTATATATTCGATTGGGCTAAGCAGTCCGGTATTGTGATAGACTTTTCGTAATACGCTTTGTTGATAATTGAGCGATCGAAACATCGATAAAGTCTGCGATTTGTGCAGATGATCGTGAACGCATAGATGTGTGAGTCCTTTGATCCATTGTCGAAAAGGAGTTATGCATTCTAGAACAGTGGATTCATCACACCAGATAATAAGTTCATAGGGGGAGTGACATTGGATAATTCGTGATGCTTCTTGGATGACTCGTGTCAAATCCCCTTGGGCATCCTCGCGAAAGATAAAGGCATTTCCGGTGGTCACATCAATATACGAGACCGATAGAGAATACAGGGTCTCTGTTTTTCTACGATCATAGCATGTGGCCAAATAAAAGCACATCAGATAGCGATTATCGTGCATAGGAGATCCATTGGCGCTCGAATTTGAGTTATCGAGAGACATATATGTGGCAGGACTCAGGATTTGGGTGACTGCACGAGAAGGGTTGGGAGGAGGGGTCGTTTGTTCTACGAGGACAATGGTGTATTTTTCATTAATCAGAATATCCAGGAACTTCTTTAAGACATAGGACGGAAATCCGGCCATCAGAGGATTAGAACGGCTACACTCGGGGATAGCCTTGCTTTTCCGGGTGGATTGTATGTTGAGAATATTGCATATCTCCGTCATATTGGCTCCTTCGTAAATGTTCCGAGCCGGGTCTTCAACGGCATAGAGTTCGAAAAAAGAACCAACTTCCATCAATACAACTACGCGTTCTCCGTACATAGCCTTGTACTTTTTCGAATACGCAATATAATCGTCGTATAACATTTTATCGTTTTTGTACTACATAATAGTATGTCAAAAAGTCCTTAAGTACTTATATGTTACAGAAAAGATTACTTAAAGGCAATTTTAGATAAAGTATAAATGTATATCAAATAGAAGTATAAGTATGCAGCGTAGACGAAACATTCAGGAATATACAGAGTCTGGTTCAGATATGGATATAGATCAGGATGAAGAGGGATCAGAACAAGAATCAGATAACGGGGATCAGGATCAGGATCAAGAGCATAATGGAGACGGAGAAGACGATCAAGGAGAAGACGGAGACCAAGATCAATCTTCATCTGAGACGATCCCATGCGAGATGTGTGGGCAGAACATCAACTTTGATATATATGCTGATCACATCGATATCTGCATACGACATTCATCCTATCAGGCAGTGGTCCAAAGCGATCGTTTGAGAACGGCTATGGCCAACGGAGGGATGAGAATACGACTCAATCCACAGCGTACGGCAGACGATATAATGGCTCTAAACTTGCTAACGCAATATATGGGTATGACTCTATCACAGGGACGAAATGAGTACGAGTACAACCTGTGGCTACAAGATGCGATGGGAGGGAATGTCAATATCGGTATCAGAGACAAAGAAGCCGTTACAACTCGTGTGGAAGTAGAGGCAGTACCAGCAGACACCATGTGCACAATTTGTCTAGAGCCCCCAAACACTCCACGAAAAACCACATGCGATCATTATTTTTGCGAAGAATGTATTTTCAAATGGCTCAGCGAAAACAGGAAATGTCCAAATTGCACCATCCAACTCGGAGTATGATGTCGTGTATTTTTACACTTCTCTAAAAACGGAAACCATTTAAAGACATAGTCATAACGTGTAAGTGAAAGAGATGTCGTCATCGTTTAACGAAAAAACATGGGCTGCTATTGAAAACTTCTTCGGTCAAGATCAAGGCGAAACTGTTGTCAAATACGTCATCGACTCCTACAATGACTTTGTTCATCGGAAATTGGAACAAATCATCGAGGGGTTCAACCCGATTCACATCTATCATAAGTACATCCCCGAGAAGGATGTATTTGAGTACCAGATGACGATGGAAATCCGGAATCCTCTGCTTACAAAACCCATGATTCACGAAAAGGACGGGAGTACCAAACTCATGACTCCGAATGACGCTCGTCAGCGAAACTTCACTTATTCGGGTACCCTCTTTGTCGACATGGATTTTCATGTAGCCGTGGTTAAAGACGACCAGATTCATCATGAGCGTAAAACAATCAAAAAAATCAATATCGGGAAGATTCCCATCATGCTTCGTTCTAATTACTGCATTTTGAAAGAACACTGGTACCATAACCAGATGCGCCAAGATGAGTGCAATTACGATTATGGCGGCTATTTCATCGTGAACGGTAACGAGAAAGTCGTCGTGAGTCAGGATCGTATCTCCGAGAACAAAACCTACGTGTTCTTGGACAATAAGCTGTCGAGTTATTCTCATATTGCGGAAATTCGTTCTGTTCCTGAACTGACTTTCGGACCGCCTAAACTGACCTCTCTGAAGCTGTCAATGAAACCCAACTTATTTGGCCGCTTTATCCGTGTGTCGATTCATCACATTCGCCACGATGTTCCCCTCTGCATTCTCTTTCGTGCTCTCGGTTTGACCAGTGATAAGGAGATCGTTGAGCACATCGTCTATGACTTGAACTCGCAGACGGGACAACTCTTTGCGAACGAGATGCGAGGAAGTATCGACGAGGGTCATGCCGTCAGCACTCCCAACCAGGCTCTCGAATACCTGAGCCGATACCTGAACATCTCCGGATACCCCAAGGAGATTCTCCAGAGTCGTGAACACCGACTCAACATCATTCGCGATATCTTGAGAGACGAATTCCTACCTCACGTAGGAAACGAGTACCACCAAAAGTCGTTGTACTTGGGCTATATGGTGAATCGGTTGTTCAAGGCGTTCTTCAAGCTGATTCCTCTAGATGATCGCGACTCCTACATCAATAAACGCGTCGATACTCCCGGAGTCTTGATGTCGAATTTGTTCCGCCAGTATTACGGAAAACTCATCCGTGATATGAAGAACCTGGTCTATAAGGAAGTCAATTCTGGACCGTGGAAAGCCAACAACGATTTCCTCAATGTGGTGAATACGAATAACATCTATAAGCTGTTGAAAAGTACTACGATCGAATCGGGACTCAAATACTCTCTCAGTACCGGAAACTGGGGAATTCGCAATAACATCAACAAGACCAAACAGGGTGTGGCCCAAGTCCTGAATCGTCTCACTTATACTGCGACCTTGTCTCATATTCGGCGCATTAATACGCCGATGGAAAAGACGGGTAAACTGGTGCAGCCCCGTAAGCTGCATCCAACCCAATGGGGAATCATCTGTCCGTGCGAAACCCCGGAAGGTGGTTCTGTCGGTCTGGTCAAGAATCTGGCAATGATGTCGCAAGTAACCATTTCATGGAATCCTTTGGTGATTCGCGAATATACCGTTCAGTACGGTGTCATCGTCTATCAAGTCGGGATGCCTCTACGTATGTTTACCGAGGGTACGCATATCATGCTAAACGGGAATCTGATCGGCATCCACAAAGACCCATACACCTTTTACCAGAAAATGAAGTTCCTAAAAACCAACGGGCTCATTAATATTCACACTGGTATCGTATGGGATATCGTCAATCAAATGATCTCTATTTGTACAGATGGAGGCCGTTGCGTGCGTCCTCTCTATATCGTGGAGGACGGTAATCTGCGATTCACAGACGAGATCTATCGTGGACTCGCTGATAAGAAACTGGGCTGGAACGATCTACTGACTCCGTTGGTGTCTCAGCACGCTAAAACGTACAGTCTGACTCAGCCTGTCGTCGAGTTTGTCGACGTTGAGGAGTCAAATACGCTGATGATTGCCATGCGTCATCGTGACTTGTTTAAAGGCGTGAAAGGGAATGCGGCGGCAGTGCGTTACACGCATCTCGAAATCCATCCGTCGCTCATCCTCGGTGTGCTCGGCAGCAGCATTCCTTTCTCGGATCATAACCAGGCTCCTCGCAATTGTTACCAGTGTTCGATGGGAAAGCAAGCCATCGGCATCTACGCCACCAATTATCGCAACCGTCTTGACACCCTGGCCAATGTGTTGAACTACCCCCAGCGCCCTCTCGTCTCGACTAAAGTGTCCAAATTCATTCACAGCGATGATATGCCCAGTGGAGTGAATGTCATCGTGGCTATCGCGACATTTACTGGCTACAACCAGGAAGATTCCATTATCATGAATCAATCGGCCGTGGAACGCGGTCTCTTCAATTCCACCTTCTATCGCTCATACAAGGAAAACTGTGTCAAGAACCACTCCACCGGTGAGGAAGAGGTCTTCTGTCGTCCTCCCATCAACAATACCAAAGGGATGAAGCCGTACAACTACGACAAGCTCGATGAAGACGGCTTCGTCAAGGAGAACACCTATGTGGAAGCTGGTGATGTCCTCATCGGTAAGTGTATGCCTCAGAAAGTCAACGACACATTTGTCTATAAGGACAACAGTGTCATCGTGAAAAACAACGAGATGGGTTATATCGATCGCAACGGTTCCCACGACCGCTACTTCAAGAACGTCAACAGCGATGGCTATGTCTTCTCGAAGGTCCGTGTCCGTAATTACCGTTCTCCGGTCATCGGAGATAAACTGGCGTGCTACACTCCGGATCATGATGTCTTGACTGATCAAGGATGGATTCCGATTGGTGATCTCACCTTGAAACACAAGGTAGCTTCGATGGTCGATGATGCACTCGTCTATCAGACTCCCTCTGAACTCCAGGAATACGATCATGAAGGTCAGGTTTATCTGCTAGAGACGAATCACGTCAATCTGTGTGTGACTCCGACGCATCGGATGCTCGTGAAGACCAAGGATCCCAAAGCCCAATACAAGATCATGAAGGCTGAACAAGTCCATCATAAGACTTTACGCTACAAAAAGAATGTGGATGCTTGGCAGCCGGTCTTCGATGAGGCTATGCCTGAGAATCTGATTGTGAGCGATGGTCAGATCACTCACTTCCGCTTTGACGACTATGTGGATGGGAATGGTAAGGAACAAGACGGCATCGCCCTGGATATCGAGTCGTGGTTGACCCTGTATGGAATTTACATCGCGGAAGGATGTGTCGTCGATTACGGTCTCTATTTCGCTGCGAATAAACAACGTGTCAAAGACGCATTGCGAGCTGTAGCAGATCACACGGGTCAGGTTATCACCGCGCATATGAATAACGGATCGCCAGATAACTATTACTGGGGCTGCACCTCGGCGGCACGCTATCTTGGACGTGGACATCTGTCTATCACCAAACGACTCATGTCCTGGGTGTGGTATCTGAATCGCGATCAATGCCAGAAGCTGATTCATGCGATGTGTCTAGGTGATGGGGGTCTCAACATGAGCGAGCATTCAAAGACCGAGACATGGCGCTATTACACCTCGTCGACCGGACTCGCGGACGATTTACAGCGTCTGTGTCTGCATGCCGGCTATTCTGCTAACAAGATCCTCAAATCCGTTGCCGGGACAGTCAGTGTCGGTGTGGGAGAGAAAGGCAAAGTTATCATCCAAAACAAGGATCAGTACAACCTGTCGATCATCAAGACCCAGAATGAACCGATCGTCAACAAGTACAAAGCCGAGAAACCGCATCAGGACAATTGGATTGATTATGCCGGCAAAGTCTACTGTTGCACCGTGCCTCAGGGCGACGGCTTGGTCTATGTTCGTCGCCGAGGATACCCTGTATGGTCTGGTAATAGTAAGCACGCGCAAAAAGGCACAATAGGAATGCTGTATAAACAGGAAGACATGCCGTTTACTCACGACGGCATCAGCCCGGACATCATTATCAATCCGCATTGCATCCCATCGCGCATGACTGTCGCCCAGCTGATGGAGTGTATTATGGGCAAGGTGTGTACAAATTTGGGAACATTCGGCGATGCCACACCCTTTAACGATGTCACTGTAGAAGACATCGCCCAACAATTGGATGCGTGCGGTTTGGAACGCTACGGCAACGAGGTCATGTACAATCCGCGGACGGGCGAACAAATGCCGACAGCGATCTTCATCGGACCCACGTATTATCAACGTCTCAAGCACATGGTGGCCGACAAGAGTCACAGCCGTAATTCGAATGGTCCTGTTATCTTGCTGACACGCCAACCGGCGGAAGGCCGTGCTCGAGAAGGCGGTCTGCGCATGGGCGAGATGGAAGTCGAGTGCAATTGGGCGCACGGTACCCTGCAATTCCTGAAAGAGAGATTGATGGAGTGTTCGGACAACTACCGTGTCTTTGTCTGCGGCAAGTGCGGGATGATGGCCAACGTCAACCCTGACAAGAACGTCTATATGTGCAAGTCGTGTCAGAACAATACACACTTTGTACAGATCCGCATTCCCTACGCCTGCAAACTGCTCTTTCAGGAAATTCAATGTCTGGGAATCGGCACCAAGTTTGGATGGGCGGGTAGCACTACGATCGCGCCTCAGAAACTCTTAGAACTTCCCAAACCCTAAAAATAAAAAACCATTCATCTACTTATTTTTCGAGACTTATATGGTGTAAAATGTAAAAGCATGTGTATTTCATAAATATGTCCACGATAGACAAACATGAAGGAGGGTGATAACGTACTCTTCAATGGTCGCGCTGGTAAGATATACCGATTGAAACCGTGCATGGTGAGCGGGTTAGTGGTGCAGTGGGATGACGATCAGAGCTTCACCGCTTTTTTCGGAGCGTCTAAATTATCGCTTGTAGTAGCGGAGTAATTTTTCTACGTTTATAGAAAGGGCAGATGAGCCAAATTATATTGGGACTTCTTCTTGTAGTGGTCTTCGGATATATATTATACGTTATAAACACACAAACGAATTATTTTAAAAATAACAAAAGTCGAGAAGGGTTTGAGAATTCAGATGATAAGTTCTATAAGCAAATTATTGACGCATATAATCATGTATTTGATAGAAATCCGACTCAAACGGAGTTGTTTACTCAATTCGAGAGAATCAAAGAAGGAAAATCCATAGAGGATATTACTCTTGAGTTATTTAGCGGCGAAACTCTGCCAGACGCGTCTTCTATGCCAAATGATGTCAGCGGCAGTGCTTCTACGATTGATAATTCTATGGATCTTTTAATTCCATCTTCAAGTGATTCTTTAAATTTAATTGATACGACAACGACTGTTTCCGCTACGCAAGCACCAACGAAAGCTCCGGTGAAAGTAGCAACACAAGCTCCGACTCAAGCTCCAGTGCAATTAGCAACTCAAGCCCCAACTCAAGCCCCGACGCGAGCCCCGACGCAAGGTCCCACTCAAACCCCTTCACCGACTCCAGCAAAAGCTTCTATTCAACCCTCTTCCTCTTCCCAATTATCTCCGACACAAGCTCCTACAAAACCAACTTCAACTCCTACACATACACCTACAAAACCATCTACCTCTACCACTACAACAACATCAAATGGTACAACCGTTGTATTTGATAGGCCTACAATTTATAACTATTATGGCGTTGATAAACCTTCTGAAAATGGGAACAGCAACACCACATCCTCAAATAGTAAAACGGGTACAGTTATATTACCCGGACAAGTATCATCTGCATTAGATGTAAGTTCTAGTTCTAATGCGATTTCAAAACAAGCAAATGCTAATTCAACCGGATACATGATTGCTGATCCAGTCGGAAATCCAACATCTATTAAAGTGCTAAATAAAGACGAGGCTGCTAAACAACTCGATTTGAAGGATAAAGATTTTCAAGGGGCTTATAACCAAAATCGCAATATGAACGAATTACAATACGGCTGTCAACGAAATACAAAATATTCTAATGCAACTGATGACATGAAATTGTTCCCTGAATATGAATGGTCAGTGCCTCAGCAGATCCCGCCCGTCTGTTTACATTCAGAAAACAACTACAAATCACCAGTTGAACAAACATCTCTGCTAGGTACTTTATTGCAGGATGCAAATAAAACAAATGTGGGATCTATCATGCCACTATATCCTTCTCCTGGTCCTTATTAGATCAGTGATCAGTATAGTCTGATTCAGATAGTTGCCCGTAATAGACTAGTGCCTTAAAGGAGGCGGCATGTTCGGCCGCTTTCTTGGTTTCTCCCGAACCGATGCCAAGCACCACATCTTTCTCATTTTTAACAGAGATCATGAACCCGTTATTACGCTTTCCATTAATTTCTATGAACCGAGGCATCATTTGATATGTATGCTGACAGAACTTGATTAGAATGTCTTTGTAGTTTTGGTTGGTTTTAACCAATTCAGTGAAATCCACTTCTGTTTCGAGAACACCGCGGATCCATTTTTCTACAATCTGCATACCTAATCCACTCATCGAATCCAATGCGTTGGACTTGGACTTTATTCGTTTTTCGTTGAAATCGAGGTAGACTGCTGCAAGAAAACACTCGAAGGTGTCCTCCATAATATGACGATTGAAACGCCCTTCGTTCAACTCAATTTGTTGCGATATCAAGATGTATGGATATAGTTCTACCGACTTACATAGGGAAGCGAGCATGTGACCATTGACCAGTTTCGTTCTCATTTTGGTTAAGAATCCTTCGTTTTCTCCGGGATATCTCTCGAAGAGGTATCTAGCCACGACAAAATTAAGAATGGAATCCCCTAGAAATTCTAGGCGCTCGTTGGGCTCTTCTTGTAGAGGCAGACAGCCGGCAGGGCAGTTTTCGTTTCCATTTACTAGATTTTCGTTCTTGCGTGTACAATATGATCGATGAACACACGCTTTTCGGTAAATATCGATATTTTGAATTTTGAACTTGACCCCATATCGACTCAATATTCCTTCTACATCGGCGACTTGGATGAGCCGGTTTTTCGGGTTATAGGGGAGATCAGCTTCCATTTATCTTCTATATATACGCGTAGTTTCCTTAAGTGTTTTTAGATTTGCTTTTTGATCTCTCCTTTTTTTCCTTGATGCGGAAAAAGCTTTCAAATAAATGTAGTGCATCATCTGGGTGAATACGTCGTAAAGGATGCATTTGCAACATTTCTTTAATAAAGAATTTTATGTATGGGAAGCTTTCTCCGTTTTTAATCCGATACTCGTAATACAATTTAGCAAGGGCATATCCTGTGCCATATATATCAATATTAACAAACCTTGAAAAGTATTGTTCAAGTTCTGGTATAGTCATGTGTTGTGTTTCGTGAATCAGTTCGTAACCAAACCCTTCCAAGTCCTCTTTGTAAAACACATTCAAATAGCTGAGTATTTTGTGATCTCTGTCGAACATTTTTATTAAATGATGAACCAGATCACGAGCATCTGGAATGATTTGCTTATTTCGACTGTCTACTAGGAATCCGAATGCATACATTTCTGGTGGATAATAATGATATGGAGAGGCAGTAAACAGGTATGATCTTTCATAAACATTCCAGACATCATGTAAAAGACACGAAAGTCCAAAATCAATGATTCTGGCCCTTTCTCCATCAAATACAATGTTTCGCGTAGTCATATCTAAATGCGCCCTTCCTGCCTCCTGGAGTTTAGCTAATCCATAAAACAAGGAGTGACATTTACGAAAGAATGTTTCATATGATGTAGTTATATCGAGTTTATCGAGAGAAACTCCTCCATATTTCATAATTACTTGCTTGAATACATCCTTGTTTTTTGGAAAAGAACATTTATCTGCTTCATCGGATGGTTTGAACGATTCTAACGTCACGTCACATAGGTCTTTTGTGATAATAGGGATGGTAAAGATATGCTCTGGATCAATCTTTTGTATCATTATTAATTCTTGCATTTCTTGCGTTGCTGCCGAATCTTTAAGAAATACTTTTGAAACTGTGTCGCTTATTTGAACAGGAGTATCTGTATCACATGGTATACTAGGCTTGAACACACAACCATAGGTTCCTAATCCAATGACCTTTCCTCCTTTCGTACGATTCATGTCTATTATTATACGAGGATAGTTTTTTCATTTCTCCTCAATATATCAAGACATATGGCATCGAAATCAAAGTCGAAAACTAAAAAAAAGTCTGATGAAAGTGCGCTCCATCTAGCAATCGAAGAATTTGATCAACCTGTTCGCGCCAGTCCTGGTGTGATCCCTGATTTATGGTATAGTCCTGATCGTATTGGCTATGTGAAATGGGTTGATACCGTATTTAAAACAGTACACGAAGAAGCTCACGACGGTTTTTTTCCACATCAACGGTTTGTTCGAGATTATTTACAGTATAAAAGTCCTTATCGCGGACTTCTCATTTATCATGGTCTAGGTGCGGGTAAAACAGCTGCAGCAATTGCCGCGGCAGAAGTATTGCTGAACGAAAAAAAGGTAGACGTATTCTTGCCTAAATCTCTTATATCGAATTTTATGAAACAGATACAGATGTACGGAAATCAACAATATAAATTAAATCAACACTGGGTAGCCGTACCTTTAAAGGATATCGCACATCTTCACAATGTACCTAAAGCTTCTGTTCGTAAACATAAACGACTATGGGTTCCATTAAAAGACTCGACGAATCAACCAAATTTTGATACATTAACTGAAGATGAAAAGGAGGAGATCATGAAACAAATTAATGAAACAATCGAATTATCCTATACCTTTTGGAATTACCGCGGAGGGTTCACCTTGGCAAAAATAAATGAGATGACTCAAGATGGTAAGATCAATCCATTTGATAGAAAGGTCATCATTGTCGATGAAGCGCACAACTTCATTTCTCAAGTAGCGAATGGAAAGCGCATTGCCTACAAGCTGTATGATTTATTGATGAATGCACAAGACGCAAAAATACTTTTACTATCGGGAACTCCCATGATCAATTTCGTACACGAGATATCCTATATGGTAAATCTAGTACGAGGCTATGAAACAGTACATGAAATAAAATATGCATCTGCGCTTTCTTCTGATGAGATTGAAAAACTATTGAAACAGCATCCTCGAATTCATCGCGTCATGGTTAACCCCAAACATAAACGGGTATTCATCGAACTCAATCCCGGTATGTTCCGGAATTCCGGTAGTCATCTTCGATTTGATGTGTACATGAAAGACCACGATATTATGCGGGATATTCGCGATGGATTGCTACATAAAGGCGTTACACTAGACAGCGATCATATTGAACATCGATACTCGGCGTTACCTACCAAAGACGAAACGTTTAGCGATCTATTTATCGAAGATGACCATATCAAAAACAAGACGATGTTTGTCAGGCGAATTCTTGGAACTATCTCTTTCTTTAATTCTATCAATCAGAGCCTCCTTCCAAGAGTCAATGAAGGAAAATCATCGGAAATTCAAGTAGTAAAAGTGCCTTTGTCGAATTATCAATTGATTCATTATCTGGAAAAACGTGTTATCGAAAGGCGACTTGAAGAGAATATAGCTAAACGAAAAAGGATCAATAGTCAGACACAGTCATCTTCGAATGTATACAAAGCCTATTCGAGAGCTGTGCTGAATTTTGCCTTTCCTGAAAACTTCCCTCGACCTTATCCGAGCTCGATCAAGATGCTCCGAAAATCACTGCACAAAGAAATTGACGAGTTAGATGCGATTGAATTAGATGTAGATAATGAAGATGACGTACCAAAAACAGAGGACGATGATAACGAAACATTCATGAGACAAGCCATGAAGCATGCTATGGATGGATTGGAGAACGGAAAAGAAAATTTCTTGAAAACGAACTTAAAAATGTACTCCCCCAAATTCTATCAAATCCTTAAAAAGATTAAAGCCTGTCCAGGAACGGCGTTGTTCTACTCACAGTTTCGCGAAGTGGAAGGTCTGGGGGTATTTCAAAAGGTTCTTCATGCAAACGGTTATGCCCCTTTCCAGTTACAAAAAGGTGCTGAATGGGAACTTATTATTGCACCCGAGGATCAGGGTAAACCGCTGTATGCTTCATTCGGAAGTGATAAAGCCACTAACGAACTCATCTTGGCTATTTTCAATTCTGAAACAAGCAATATTCCATCTAAAATCAAAGAACAATTGTCTCAAATAGGGCCCAATAATTTATATGGACAGCAGATGAAGGTGCTGATGATTACTCAATCTGGATCAGAAGGTATAAATTTGAAGAACGTCAGAGAGGTGCATATCGTAGAACCCTACTGGAATCAAGTACGTATCGATCAAGTTATGGGGCGTGCAATACGAACCAATTCACATACAGCATTACCAGTAAAAGACCGGAATGTAGATGTGTTCATGTATGTATCTGTGTTTACACCTGAGCAACTTCGAGATAATTACACACTTCAGAAAAAAGACGAGTCGATGACAACAGATCAGAGTATATATAACATTGCCACCAGGAAGGCTAAAATTATAAGAGAAATACTTGATCTGATGAAACAAGGCGCTGTTGATTGTCGTCTTCATAATACGCAACATCCACATGTGAAATGCTTTTCTTATCCGGTCAACATAGATGAAGGGATGTTTGGACGTGAGATAAATGTGGAACTGGAGCCTCTTGATGTTGATTATCAGAAGCGTCTTCAACAAGTTGAACTCCAGTTGAGTAAAGTCGTTATCAAAGGGAAGCCCTTTGTTTATATTAAGAGAACGAATGAATTATATAATTATGAAGCATATTCTAATCATGGAACGATGGAATTCGAAGGATATTTAGAACAATTACCAAACGGGTTTTATCGATTAAGAACTATCAAAAGCATCCGTTAATTACACTGACGGGTTTTGAGCGACAGTCCCGCAAACCTGTTTATTAGTTTGATCAGGATAACAAACTGTAATCACACCATTATTAGCACTCATTGTTGTATTTCCTAACACGATGTTATTTGTTGTTAGCTTATTGGTATAGAACAAATTACTCATAGATGACATCGTGTTTTGAGA